AAGGTTGTGATTTCCGTTCCCCTACCACCTTCTCTACGAGGCAACCAGAAATCTTCCAACATAGACATGTGATTTCTATCGTCACGAATTTCACCAGTTCGTGCATCATACACCAACTTGTTTCGATAACGATTCATCACATCTTTGAGGTATGCTTCTGCCTTAATTTTAGGCAAGTTACCTACATCAATGTAGAAAATTCTTCTTTCAGGCGCACGAGAGATACGATAGATAACCAACGCATCTTCAATCATACGCAACTGATTGACAGGTTTAATTGCTTTATGTAGATGAGAAAGAACTGTTCCCTTACCCATATCCACCAAACCAGATGGACAGTATGTAATAGAATCAGCTGTAATTCTTATACCACTAGTTGTTCCAGATGCTTGATCGAAACCTTTATCATTGTATAGATAAAATTCTTCAACCTCTTTAACCATGTCAATACCAGTTTTGGTATCAACTTCTTTTCTTTGTTCCCTCACCTTTTTAATCTTGCGAGGGTCAATATATCTGAGTTCTTTAATACCCTTGCGAGGGTTCTTTGTATCAATTACCTTGTGATAATATAACCTACCATCAACATACCAACGTCTAAAAATATCATGTCCTTTTTGATTGAAATCCATAAGTTGAAGGATTTCATCAAACTCTTCACGAATTTTGTTCTTGATATTTTGAGAGGTTTCTAGTCTGTCTAGAGATACAGATACAGATTTGTCTCTTTCGTCAGAGACAATTGATTCATTAACAATGTCCTCAATTGCACTATCACACTCTGGTTGTTGTGCAATGTCACGATATCTACGAATTAATTCAAGATCATTCTTGTCACGACCATCCATATCAAGTATGGACGCATAGTGTCCACCACCCGATACTACGTCAAGTGTGCCATCATCAGTGGAAGGAGCAGTGAATGCATCACTGCTCTTTCCTTGATTCGCTCTTGTAATTCTGAAACCAAAAAGTTCCGCCATACTATAAGTCTCCTAAGTTTTACCCTACTATTTAGTAGGTTTATCAAATAGGATTATACAGCACTTGGTGTGAATGAAGTATATCTCCATGTCACATCAAAGGTTTCAATCTCATTAGCGGTGTCGTATGATAGTTCAATCGCTGTAACAGCAGTTGGCCATACGTTCCTTAGAACATATGATTTTAGAATGTTATCATCACGGTCTAGTTGTTCTACAGAGATTTGTGCAGTGTAATCACTTACATTCACTAGTCCTGTATTCTCATCTAGGTTGTTAATACCATTCATCCAACGCTCCATAGCGTTACGAACCATAAAGTCCGTATCGTTAATTACAGTTGTTGTCCATGTTTCAAACTCTCTATCTCCAGCGAGATACAAAGTTCTGCCTCTAAAAGGAACGGCAACTTCTGCAATTGTCTGTCCTGGCAACGAAGTTGATTTACACAAGAAAGACGCACGATTGATATCCAATCCAGTTGTAATTGCTGGTGGAGTTGTAATAATCACACGATATTGGTTTGCTCTCGCACCCCCACCGATAAGGTTTGATTTGAAATCGTCAATACTAGCCATTTTTTATCTCCTTATCCGCCAATCTCACTGAAAGAAACACCAGTTCTAACAGCAATAAAGTTAAGTGTAATAAAGTTAATTGAACGAGCAGGTTTGATGTAGATATCTGCAACAAACTCATTTCTATCAATTACTTCACCTGTGTTATTAGTCTCATCAGCAACAACAGAGAAGTCTGTAATACCTCTTCTACCTTGAACATCTCTTAGGAATGGTTCAACTAGGTTTCTAAACTGAGCCTGTGTGAACGCATCATTAAATTCAAAGAGTTGATACTTAGCAGCAGTGGCAATCGCCTTCTCTAGAACGATGAATAGTCTACGAACATTGATTCTGTCAAATGCAGAAGGTCTTGAAAGCGCAGTCTTATCACCGAAGAGAACTGTTCCTTGGCCTGGGAATGTGCAAACAGGGTTTACACGGGCAGGATATAGGATATCTCTTTGTGCTTTAGTTGGGTTAAATGCAAGTTTCACTGCACCACGAACTTGTCCTCTGTTGTAACCAGCAGGGGAGAACCAAGGCTCTGCAACATTGTCCGTATTAGCAGCAAGTCCTGCCATATCGCCGTTCATTGGAACATAACGATATACATCGTTGTATTTGTCATACATGTATTTGTAACCACTGTCGAATACTGCATAAGACGAACTTGCAAGGTTGTTGAAGAAACCAACAACATTAGTTGTCTGTTGAGCACCAGTTGTTACACCAACAACATCTGCTCTACGAGGAGAGATGAAGGCAACAACATCTTTTCTTGCTTCTGCAAGGTCGATAATCATTGTTGCATGTGTGATACCATCTGTTGAAGCAGGAGATGTTCCCGCCATAACTAGGTTAATATCAACTGTTTCAGCGTCTGCAAATAAGTTGTATGCAAGATCTAGTTCACCAATAGTTGGGTTGTCATCTGTTCCACCAGCAAGTTCTGATGTAATAACACCAGCGTCACCAGCAACAGATGCATAAGCAGCACCAGATGCAAGATCAGTTCCAGCGTTTGTTAGGGAAGAATCATGATCCATCCAACGAACATACGAAGAACCAGTGTTCACCACGTTAGCATAAAATGCAGAACCACCTTGCGGTGTTTTTGCAGATGCAGCCTGTGATGCAAATGGATATGTTTCTAGAACAGAAGTTGTTCTCTGTCCAGCAATATCGGCATCAAAACCAGTAATTGCACCAGTTCTGTCATACACAACAATGTGCATTTCATCAGCAGTTACACCTTTACTTGTTGCCCATGTTGATGTGCCTGGAGCAGCATCGAACAAGTCATAGAACTTCCAACGTCTGCGAATTGCTTCACCACCGGCCATAGCAGTTTTTAGTCCACCACCATTAGGGTTATCCAACTGACGAATTGTCAAGTTGTTTACCGCAACAGCAGTAACTTCATACTGTGAACCGTCTGCTTCTTGAAGGTAAATAATGTCACCAACACTGAACTCTGTTCCGTCAGTAACGGCAAGAGTTGTTGCACCAACTGATGCAGCACTAGCTGTTGAAGTGACTGTTTGTTCATATGCAGTTGCATTTGAACAGATGGAAACACCTATTGCGTTTCCGTAAGCGCCTGGGAATCTTGCAGCCCAGTTACCAACTGAACCTTGTCCAGCAGCATAGCTGTTGTCGTATTCAGCGTCATTTTTGATTTTCAATCCAGTTCCATCGGCTGTTGCATTGACGGCAGCGGTATCTGCACGAACAACACGAAGGCCATTAGTATACTGTAGAAAGTTAGCGGCGGTGAACCAAGTCTCATAGTTATTTGAGTTTGGTTTACCAAAGATTGACACGAGTTCTTGCTCAGAACCAATTGGAACAATCTGATCTACTGGGCCTTGTGAAAAGCCAGCAGCAATCGCACCAATTGAAGTTGCAACAGCAGGAACTACATTGGTCAAATCAATCTCTTTGACGAGGACGCCAGGGGATACTTGAAATGCCATCTCTGTTTTCTCCTTTATGGATTCAATAATTTAGAAGTCAATAGTTAAATTCTCTTCTTCAAAATTTACAAATATATTTATAAAATCACACTTCTACACTAACTTTTTTATAGGGTCACTCGCATATAAATAAAAGTATGTCAGAACATTACCAAAAATATAAGGACACCATAAAGAAGGTGTCTCAAAGACACTATCGAAAGCGCATAATATGGGTGAACGAATATCTTGGTGACAAAGTGTGTCACTATTGTGGGGAATCTGAAAACGCATGTTTACAATTCCATCCTCATGAAAAAGAGATACGCAAACGCACAAAAAGAACTGGATTGAATGAGGGGTCGAGAAAAGAAGTTCTGAAACTCATATCAGTATCCAAAGTTGTTTGTGCGAATTGTTACCTAAAACTAGAAAACGATCTAATTGACATTATGTAGGTATTTGGTGTTTTCTACCAATCAGAATCGTGTGTTCTTACTACAGGACTCCAACGAGTTCCGTATTCATCTATGATAGTCTCACCATAGTCGTTGATACCATCATCAATAAATCCAAATGGAGCCATGTCTTGTTCTAGTTGGTTTTGTTGTTCTAAAAACAATCTTGCACGAATATCATCATCAGTAAGTTCTTTAAAGTATGTCTGTTGAACCAACCATGCAAAGATAACACAACACATTGCAAGGTCATCTGAGTGTCCGTCCTCTGCTTCGTAAGACTGTCCTTTTTGACTAAATGTCGAAAACTCTGAAATCAAGTCGTAATCTTGTATAATTAACTTATCTGTTTCAATAATTTGTTTGAGATTGGAACAACCTAGTTGTTTTACTGCACGAGTAGTCCTTACACCCAATTGTGCTTTTCCACCACTGAAGCCACCCCCAATCACTTGACCCGCACGACCACGCATGCTTGCCATAATTAGGTTCTCATACTCTAAGTCAAATTGTAGTGCAGACGCAACTTGTTCACCAATATCATTTACCTCAACAAGAACATATGCCATATTGTATGCCCTTCCTACATCACTAATAATATTAGGAAATAGTAAAGGTTTAATCTCATTGTTGCGATATTTTGCAACAATACGGTATGGAACTGTTGTTACATCAAATACAATAAATGCAGAGAAGTCATTTTGTGTTCCTCTTGCAACGTCACATATAATTGTATAGAGATGTCCTTCTTTTGGTTTTTCATACATGTCCAATCCAGCATTTGATTGGATTGGGTTTTGAAATGCCATTGATTTAATTTTAGTTGGGTGAATAAGTGTATTAGTAGAACCCAAGAACTCACACTCAAATTCTCTTTGAAATTGTTCCTTTGAGGTGTTTGCAATTGTTTCTTCTCTCCATTTATCATCTCTGCCTGGCACTTGACTCCAGTGAACATCTATGATATTATAAGAGTTTCTTTTATTCTCTGCATCAGTCCACAACTTGTAGAACAAGTTCATACCGTTTGGAGTTGATACGATAACAACTTTAGTAGACTTACCAGATGAAATTGTAGGATATACTGAACTAAAAAAGTCCTCTGCAACATTTTGTGGAACGAATGCAAATTCGTCTAGGAACAACATGTTATATGAACCGCCACGAACAGCAGATGAAGATGTAGAGGATGCAACTACACGAGAACCATTCTCTAAGTCAAGAGAACCTTTGTTCCATGACACCACCCCTTGTTGTAACCACTTAGGTAGGTTTTCATATGCAAGTTGCAAACGAGAAAGAATGTCTCTTGCAGTCGCAGCTTTGTTAGCAAGGATTGCAACATTCATATTTGGATTGAACAGGACATAGTGCAACACATAAGAAATAAGTGTTGTAGATTTACCAGACTGTCTAGGAAGTTTACAGATAGTAAAACGATTATCGTGAATCGTGTTTACAATATCTTCTTGGAAATCGTAAAGTTTGAAAGGAACAAGTCCTTCATCCAAAGATACAATTTTGATATAGTTTTTGATGAAGTATATGGGGTCTTCCATACACTTTTGATATTCTAGGATTTGTTCCTTAGTCCACTCAATAGGTGCGTTTGCCTTTTTGAGTAGAGGATTGCCTAGGTAATGCTGAACATCATTCATAATGCAAATCTCAAATTAAGAACCCCTACAATGGGGGTTCTACTATTTCTTTTTCATAGTTATTTATTCAGTCTTTAAGAGCGGTATGCATTTGCAATAATAGCAAAACCACCATCATAACCATATG